GTCAAAGACACTATTGCTGCTAAAGGACCCCGCATCTGCACTGTTACTTTCTTGAAGGTTGATGGTTCTGTTCGTGTTGCTAACGGTCTGTTCCGTCCTTCCTCTCACATCGTTGGTTCTGAACAGGGTTTCCGTCAGTCTGAACAGATGAAAGCCCGTGGTCAAATCCCCTTCTATGACCTTCAAAAGAAGGCTTGGGTGTCGTTCTATGTTGACCGTGTAGTAGACATCCGTTGATGTCGATTATTTGCAAAGCAAAGGAAATTAAATAAGGTGGTGCAACACAATGACAACAAAGGAAAAACACCAGAGGGTTTGACCAGAGAGCAACAGCTATTGATCCCTATTGATAGCTACATCAAGCAGTTGGAGCAAATGTCCTCTAACTACGAATGGGATGGTGAATTGGAGAAATGTGATGCCATACTCGTAGAACTACAGACTGTCAGAGAGTATCAAATCGAAACGGGTAGCTTCTTCTACCCACTGTTCTAAGAGCAATATGCTCGCTGCGCTACGCAAATGGAGACTGAAATGAAAGTTGGCGATAAAGTTACGATCAAAGCTAACAAGTTTGACCACGGCCATTATGACTTGATGCCTGTTAGTCAACCGGGTTCTACAGCCTACATCACTGAGTTGTTGGAGCATGGCGCACAACTGGCAACGACGCCTGATTACGATCCTGATGAACACTCTGGCGACAGCCTGTTCTTTGGCTTTGATGAGTTTGAGGTGGTCAACAACACTACGTTCAAGGTTGGTGATCGTGTTCGTCTGACTATGAAGGGTGTCCGTCAGTGGAAAGCTGAGTTCCATGACGATCCGTCAAACCCCATCTTTGTTGATGGTACTGTACATGAGATTGTGGAAGAAGGTAACTTCTCGTATACTATGGGTTTCCGTTACCGTGTAACTTGGGACAACGACACCAGCAACAGCTACATGGAAGGGGATATTGAAGATGCTGCCTGACGACAAGGTATACTGTCATGGGTGTGGCTTGTGGGTTAGTCCTGATGGATGCACTCGTACACTCTGTGAAATCTATCTTGGCTACAGTGACGACTACTCAGAGGAAGATGACTATGAAGATCAATGAGTATCTTGGTGTAGACTGGTATGATACCTTCAATGTAGAGGATTACTTCTACATCTTAGAAGACTACTATTACTGAGTAGTCTATGGTTCCTTGTATGGGGATATGTATATAGGGAACCGTGGCGGAAGGTTCTTGTAGTAAGTGGGTGTCTGGTTGGGCCTTGTCAAGAGGTGTTCTGAGAAATATTTTCATCATGTTCTACTTGACAAGGCTACCTACACAATCTATCTATCAACGTCTCAGAAACGAAAGTGAGAATCAACTATGAACATCAAGATGCTTGAACAGGTCGAACAGTGGCTTCTCGCTGGCGCTCCTGAACGTAAGTTTGATATGAATGTCCTTGTGGATGATGTGAAGGGCAAGGAAAACTGGTGTGGCACTTCATGCTGCATCGCAGGGTATGTGTTCCAACAAACCAAAACCTATGATGCTGTTATCAAGAGTGGGGAGACTTTCTACCAGTGGCAACACGACATTGAAGGAATTGCCGCTGACGCCCTTGGGATGGACAAATCTGAGGCATACAAACTGTTCTTCGTTAGGGAATCGGGTAACGACTACAGTGACTATCAAGGCGACTGGGAAGCTATCACCCCGCAACAAGCAGCTAAGGCTGTGCGTAACGTGATCGACCACGGCACCCCCATGTGGGAAACGATCTTGGACTTTGAGGGTGAGGAATACTGAAACCCCCTTCCGTAGAAATTAACTAACAACAGAAAGCATAAGATGGAAGATAACGAACTAAAGCACCTACCCTGTCCATACATCAAATGTGGTTCCTCTGATGCTTTCTGTTACAACACTAAAAAGAAGACAGGGTACTGCCACTCATGTGGTGAAGGATACCCCACAAGGAAAATGAGGGTTCACGAATGGGCAACTGAAAAGTATCCCCTGAACAAAGAGGTCAAAGTGAAAGACGACGACAGCCTTATTGAGAAAGAAGAACCTACGGGTATCTGGGATTTCCGTGGTCACAGGAAAGTAACTTCATCTACCATGACTTTCTATGATGTGAAGTCATTTGTTGTTGACGATCTGCCCATCAAGCATACTTACACTTACCCTGATGGATCGACTAAGACGAGGTTCTTTCCTAAAGAGTTTGCTACAGCCAATGGCTTCAAGAGTGACAAGCTGTGGGGGATGGACAAGTTTCCTGCTGGTTCTGCCAAGGCTGTTACGATCACAGAGGGTGAACTGGATGCTCTGTCAGCGTTTCAAATGCTCGGTAGCAAGTATCCTGTAGTCTCTCTGCCATCTGCTACGCCTAGCAAGAAGTTGCTTGAAAACTGTAAGAGTTGGCTTGGTTCCTTCGACAAGATTTACCTGTCCTTGGATGCTGACGACAAGGCTGAACGCTTTGCTCTAAACCTGATGAACCTGTTTCCCGGTCGTGTGTATAAGGTGCCACACGATGTCTACAAAGATGCTAATGAATTTCTCATGGCGGATGCTGGCGACAAGTATCGTAGTGCATGGTGGTCCTCTGGTGTCTATACTCCTGACAACATCTATGCAACAGAGGAAGATTTTCTTGAACTGCTGCACGACACACCTGATCACTCGTATGTCCCGACCAACATCTATGGTCTTGACGAGAAAATCCTTGGTTTGATGCAGGGTCACTTCACTGTTATCAAGGCTCCTACAGGCATTGGTAAGTCTGAGTTTATGCGGTATCTGGAATACAACTTCATCAAGAACTATCCTGATGTTCGATTTGCTACTTGGCACCTTGAAGAAACCAAACTTCGCTCTCTGCTGGGTGTGGTATCCTATTACCTTGGAGACAATCTTACTCGCAAAGACTTGATCACTGAAAAGAATCGCTTGCAAGATGTCGAAATGGCGATTAAACACATCACTCAGAATACGGGTTATATGCAGTTTCACCTTCGTGAAGAAGATGGTGCTGATGAACTGATCGAACAAATCCGTATTCTAACACAGGTGTATGGGTGCAAATATGTGTTCTTTGAACCAATCCAAGACGTTGTTACAATTGCTAGTGATGAAAGCAAAGAGGCTCTACTTGCTGATTTGTCTGTTCGTTTGTCCAAACTTGCCGCTGATCTGAACGTGGGTATCGTTACCATTGGTCACACTAACGACAATGGCGACTTCAAATACTGCCGGATGATTGGTCAACGTGCGTCTGTCATCATCGACCTTGAACGTGACAAGGAAGCTACGGATATGCTTGAGCGCAACACGACACGGCTTGTTGTTAAGAAGAACCGCCCATGTGGGTTAGAGGGAAATGCGGGTGAATTGCTGTTCGATGGCGAGACGTTCACCCTTAGCGAGAAAGGATCAGGTTGGTGATAAGTAACCAAGAAGACCTAAGCAGTTGGCTTTTGTTTGTCGCAAAAGGTGGTAAAGGTGAAGTGACCACCCCCTCAAAGCTGGTTGTTGCTGCTGCACTGTTACCATACAGTTTTGAAGACGAACATATCATACTCTGTGCAAAGTAAAGGATCAGGTTGGTGATGAAGATCAAGTCTGTAACTCTTGACCCCCCTGCAAGGGAAACACTACAGCACAGAACTTGTTGTAGAAGTCTATGACGAAGGTGGTTTTCCAAATGACCTCTTTATCTCTATCTGTGGCTACTACCCAAAGCCAAGTCAAAGAGAGATTGATAAAGGTTGGGAACCTGATGATGGTATGGATCACGTTGAGACTGAGGCAGGATATGTTCTTGCCCTTATCATCAAAGAAGCCTTGGAAAAGTGGAAAGAAACCTTGGAGAAGTGGAAATGAAAAGTTCACAGGAAGCCTTTGAAGATTGGTTGGATGAACCTATGGTGGGTGCAAGGGCAGACACCCGTCGAATGTTTGCTAAAAAGATAAAGGCAAACCTTGCAGACCTTGAGTGGGCATTTGCATCAGGATACACCCGTGGACAACAAAGCATGATGGAGAAGTAATGAAGATTGTCGTACTGGATAGCGAAACTGATGGTTGGCTAGAGAATGTAACCAAACTCCATGTTGTCGCATGGACCGAAGATGGGGAGAACTTTCACCATACCAATGATCAAGATAAGATTAAGGAAATCTTGCTTGACTGCAATACACTGGTCGTGTGTCACAACGCTATTCGGTATGACCTTCCTGTGTTTAACAAATTGCTTGGTATCAAGCTGGAATACCCTAAGTTTATCGACACTCTGGCACTGTCTTGGTATCTTAACTTTGAACGATCTGCACACGGTTTAGAAGGCTATGGTATCGA